CGGTTCCTAACGGGTCTGGAATAGTTCTGTAAGCACCTCCATTAGCAAAAGTGTCGCCAAATCCGCTTCTGTTCAGTGTTGGAATCCACGGCAAAATACCGATTGTTCCTTCTGGTATAATATAGCTCATCCAATCGTATCCGGGTTCATTGGATAACTCCGTTGAAGGCACCATATTCATGCCGTCAATCTGCCAACCTAAATTAGTCTGGTTGCCTTGTCCTTGTTGTGCTAACCTTTGAGCAACGGCCTGAGCCCTTATGTTGTTAATCACATCGAACATTCCAGTATAATACTGCTCAAACATGAACATTTTCAACTGCTGGAAATAATAATCAGCATCGGAAGATAACACCCCAAACCAATAATTTGAAGAATCCCATTCGCCTGACTGTGGGGTTGCACTCTCAACAACCTGCGACCGATCTGTGCCTAATTTGGCCATTAACGCTGTTTCAATTTCAGCATGAAGCGCAATAGCAGCCGACCTAACCTGAGCAGCCACCATTTCACCAATTTGGAACACATTCCTATCACCTTGTTTAACTGAATACTTGAAATTAGCTGCATGGGTTGTATAGGTTGTACTTGTTTTGGTTGAACTGTTAACTGAACCCATGTGATTGTAAGCCCTGTTGCTTCCAGTAGAAATATCCTGCTTGTTCAGTAAATAAAGTTCAACATCCACCTGGTCAGATGGTTTTTGGTTCCATAACCTTTCCCGCTCGCTCGCAGGAATAAGAAAAATAGTGTTTTTCAGAAACACGCTCAAAGCAGATGACGGTTTCGCCTTAAATTCAGGCTTGTTCATCATTTTATTCAGCTTGTATTGAGCCGCATTCCATACACTATCTGTGTAACTAATCATAATTTTTAATCTTTAGAGTTTTTAAATTCTTCTTGTAATTTAACACCCTCCGAAGACATCGGATCTATCTTGTTCTCTTCCATATACTTGAACACGTCATTCATTGATTTAAACTCTGATTTACCATCTCCGCCTTCATTGCCGCCTCCCCTGCCTTCGGCACCATACCAACCGTTTTGGGTTGCAAAATCGGTCAATACATCCTTAACAGGCAACGGCCTTTCCATTTTGTCCTTTAAGACTTCGCCATTTTTTTTAGCAACTAATACGCCGTTATCATCAAAATCAAAATCAAACTCCGAACGTGCCAGTAATGCAAACTGATTCGGTTTTAATCCCTTCGTCTCAGGTGTATTTTTCTGCAATTCGGACATTATACTAATATCCTTAAGTTTGTTTTTATAATTGCCGGTTTCAGCTTCCCATTGGCTTTTATCGGCTTCGTACTTTTCCCGAAGGTTTGAAATACTTGATTCCAGTTCATTGATTTTCTTTGACGGTTCAATCTTTGCATCTGCCATTATTTTTTCTTTCAATGCCTTTGCAATTTTTTCCCTGTCTTTTCCTTCAATTTCTAACCCGAAATCCTTTTTAAGATCTTTCATCGCAAAATCATAACCAATAGTCTGGCCTTCTGTTTTCGCTTCATTTTTGACCTTTTCTTTCAATCCTTCCAAATCTTCATCGGTTACAAACCTTCCATCAATAAGCTCCAAACTCATTTCTTCGTCTGAACTCATCGCTTTTTGCAGAACTTCTGCTCCTCCTTTGACGAACTTCGCCAACTCATCAATATTTTTTATCATTTCTCTTCTTTTTTAGGTCTTCCCGGTTTCTTTTCTTCTTCGTCCAATTCATACCAAAGTTTGGTAGATTTTACATACTTGTTAGCGGTTTCCCTTTCACGGTCTGTAATAACTACATGACCTCTTTCAGTCAATTCCTTACTGTCAGGAACCAACCGTTTGTTTTGTTTATTGAGGCTCCGTACCCGAAACTCCTTGTGCTTTTTGCTTTGCATAATCTTCAAATTTTTGTTTTAATGTTTCAATATCGGTCATTATAATTTCATTGTCATCTACATTTTTCCACCACTCATCAAAATACTGTTTTTTGACTTTGTCTATCTGGGGCAAATTCCACCCCAAAACCACGCCCGCAGGATAATGAATGAATGGTTCAATCATTATTCCTTTCTCTGCCCGGATTAAACTTTCCATATCGGTTTGGAACTCGCTTTGATAATACTGTTTCAGAAGATAATTAAGTGTAATCTGGGGCACACCGTCTTTTCTGGCTTTCTGGTATTTATCCCAAATCTTATCCGGTGATTCCATTAAAAATCTCCGGCCATAATTCACCGAAGCACCCTCGTAATTATCATTCACATAAAAGTCCCCGATAATATCTATAATCAGTTTCTCCGTGTCTTCAAACGCATCGGCAAATAAATTCAGTCTGTCGTTTACCGGCTGTACATCCAGAAATGCCGCCGTTGCTGTTTCATTTTCGGTTTGTTCTGAGGTTGTACCCCACATTGTAAATTGCATCAAACGCCACAACCAATCCAGTTCGGTGCGCTGCTCTTTCCATGTCGATAAATCCGGCTGCACATGGCGCAATCTGTGGGTCTGCATCGCTTTCCGGGGGCATCAGTTTAATAACGTCTGAAACATCCTTTTTGAAAGTATGCCCGTCACCACCACAAGCCGGACACGTCTCCCCTTTGTATAGCCCAGTCCCATCACAAACCCTGCATTTTTGTACATAAGCCCAGAAAATTGGATAACCATGTAAAAATTCATAAATGTTTTTTACGCTGGTTGTTCTCAAATAGTGTTCAGCTAATTCAACAATTGAATCAACCGGGCTAATATGATAATCTAAATCTGAACTGAGAATATCAGAATTAACAAAGGCTGGTACGTAACCCCACGGATTTGAGTAAACCTCATCTTCAATTAATCTTATCTTTTCGCCAATAACATGGAAAATATAGTCTTTTCCTTCATCTACAAACCTGTAAAACTCTCCGGGGTATTCGCTGCCGTCTGGTTTCAGCCTTTTCTTTGGCTCAAATAACACCCACTTCACTTTCCGGCCATCGCTTTCGTAGTTCCTTATTGACAATATGCTTTTAAATGTCGGATATGCCTCTCCGTTTTCCCACTCAAAGAAAACTAATCCACTTGGGTCTGAATAGTATTTATTGGATTGTAGATTTGAAACAAACTTCCTAACAGAATAGCCTTTAGTCAGGTTTTTAATTTTTTCTTTCAGTCGTTTCTCAGACGTTTCAGTCTTGGCTTTCACTATTCGGCTTCCACCATTTGCGTGGAAAACCTTATCTACCGGCCTGAGTAAATTTGAAAATGTATTCTTATTGGAAGTTGCAAATTTTTTCCTTAACTCAAATTGGGTAGGATTTTCATAAATCTCAATCTGGTTTAAATGCTCAGCCACGTTCTTTCCGTTGATGTGAACATTCAAAACCTTCGTGTATTTTTTAGCCTCTTTTATCCAGCCCGGTTCATCAGATAGAATTATTTGCGCAATTTCTTCTATTTGCATTTAATAGATATTTTCCACAAAATTATAGAAAAAATCTATATATAACAAATATTTATAAAAAAGTTAATATCCATAGATTTTCTATATAACAAAAAGCCGCTGCAAAATTAATTACAACGGCTTAAAACAACAACAAAATGAAACAACCCACCTTTTTTACCTATGTGTTTTTGTCATTTTTTTATTATTCAGATAAATTTACTTATTCCAAAAAGCATCAAATTTCTTTAACGGATATAAATAACTAATTAGATAACCCCCGGCCTCGGTGATATGGTCAAACCCGCTGGTTTTATCCGGCACCCCGTTTTTATCAAAGGGCAGCCGCTCCAATGCCTCTGCATAATCCGGGCATTTCGCTTTGTTTACAAAATAGTTCCTTTCCCCCTTGCCATTTAAAAACATTCGGTTCATATTTTTAACTCTGTCCATTACCAGCGGATTAGCTTTGTTTGCTTTCACCTCAAACCCGGCTTTTTTCAATATACCAATATCTGTTATGGTTGCATTTGAGCTTCTGTTTCTCCCAGAGGCATCAGGATAACAGTAAATCCTATTCCCCGGATACCTTTGCCGTAATATCTCTACTACATGATCTGTATCATGTGCCTTTGTAATTTCATCAACTGCCATAGGGTACCGGCCAATCTTATGAATCACAGCGTGCATATTCCCGATATTGAAATCAATCCCTACATGGATATTATCATTCGGCCCCGCTACTTCATTGGTATTGTTTAGCTCCCTATCGTAATTGTAATAAACTGAGCCACTTGTCAAGTTTACAAATTCACCCTCCAAATAGGCCAATAACTGCTGTTCCGAATAGGTTTCTTTCAACGTCTCTATATAACTTTCCGGCAGGAATGGATTGCTTTTGGTTTTGGCGTGTATTATCTTTCTATTTTTGTTTCCGTTTTTAATAAAATACTCATACATCCACAAGTAACCCTCAGGCGTTCCTACAACGTCTGTAATGTTTGATTGACCGTCCGGCAGTTTCACCCTGTTTCTGGCTATAATCTTTGAAAATACGTCTTTCATTTTATTCTTTGGCAAAATATCCACTTCATCAATCAACGAATAACCAACCTCGTAGCCAATTATCCGACTGGGATTATCCATTGACCTGAGAATTATTTTTCCGTACGGAGTTGTGATATTTTTGTAAGATTTGTTCAAATCGTATGGTATCCCGTGTTCCCGAAGTAATGTTTCAAATTTTGGAAAGGCCACATCTTCAATCAGTGGGTAGGTTGGAAGATAGTAAGCAACGTTTATTCCGAGTAGTTCTAATTTCTTTTGGATTGTTTTTAATACTGCCCCCTCTGACTTTCCAGAACCATAGCCACCACACAAAGCCGTGTGAAGCGCGTTTGACTGAATAAACTCTAATTGGTGTGGAAGTAATTTAATCCTCGGATTCATCTTTTATTACCTCGTATTCGATTTTATTGATGTTGGTTTTCATTTCGATGTACTGCTGGTTTAATTTCTGCCTTTCATCTTCATCAGCAATTAACCTATATAATGCCAATAACTCCCCGGCTTTGTCTGACTTAAATAACTTTGCCCTAATTGCAGATTTTGTTTTTGTTTTATTTATATCCAGCAGTCTTTTTAGGTTATTCATTTCTTCCGAATCTGCCGGGAAATTCTGATACCACCAAGTTTTCCCACATGGAAGAAAAGCAACAATGTCATCGACAAAAAAAAGATTATTCTTTTCTATTGCCTCTATTGCCTGTTCATATAGTTTTTTCTTGTTGTATCTCATAATACAAAACTTTTATTTCGCTTAACTTCATTCGAGCAAAATCTATGTTTTTACAAAATTAGTTAAATTTTTTCTATTGGCAAAACGAATAAAAACCGTATCAAAAAAGTTTAGGTTTCAATTCTTTTACTTTCGCAAATGTCAAATTCACTAATCGCTTAAAATCAATCTTTGGGTTTTTATGTTCCTTTACGAAATTCCAGCTTTCTTCTTTTACCAGCGAATAATAAACCGTATTCAATAACCTCGGTATCATTCTGGAGCTCCAGCCCGCTTCATTTACTATTTTAGCGTATTCCTTTTCAACTAAAACTTTTGTAACATACTTTTCAGTAATCTCAAATTCAACCTGTTTTTTATCCTTAACGACACGAACATCTTTTGAATGATTAGCCTTAAATTCATTCCTAACTATCTTAGCCCAAATCTGACGGCCAAACTTATTTTTATAATCGTAATTTTTTATAACAATACCTTCACCAACCCCTTTGCCGTCCTGAACTAAGTATTTATTTTCATCCAAATACTGATATAATCTTTCTTCTGTTGGATTTTCAATTTTGCAGATAGGTGGAATAAATTCAATGCCGTAATTTGATAACAACTCACTATAAACAGGATAACTTAAATATCTACCTTCGTTGTTCTGAACATCAAAAATATAAAAATTTCGCCATGCTGTTTCATAGTAAGTCTTTAATGTATGTGGAACCAACCACTCACCATATAACCTCAACCTCGGATTGTCTTTTAAAAAGGCTTTAATTTCGTTGTTATTCAAAGCCCAGGCCATAAACCCCTGATTGTCGTTATCCAAAGACAATACACGGTTTCGGCTTCCACATCCTATTTCCTCATTATCTTTTAACCAAACACTTGCATTTGTTCCGTCAATCTTAGGGAACACATAGCATTCTCCCAAAGTAATGCCGTCTGTTTCTGTTGTGTTTAGTCTTTCAATGTGCTGGTACTTTTTAAATTCCATTTTGTTTTAATTAAATTTACCGAATATTTCATTTAAAAAATCTTTGCCGCTTTCTTCTGGGGTTACTTCCAGAAACTTAACAGCATTTAAAATTTGCCCAGAAACTAAATACTTTGCTGTTTCTTCGTTGTTGGCTGATACCTGTTTCTTGTACTTTCGCCCTGCAAATTCAAATATTACCGTGTATTTCATTTCTTAAATATTGGACATTTTATATTCTTCCATTTTTCAAAATATTCCCGGTGTTCGCAATTGTCTTTTATTCTACATTTATTGCACCTGTACATCATAAAGTTACCATTTTTATTTCTAAATTACAACTCATTGCCATATAATCTAATAGTTCAAAATCAGGCTGAACTTTGTCATTTAATATTCTGCTTAGTTTTGATTCGGATATTCCGTGAAGTTCACAAAACTCTTTTCTGTTTAGTTTGCTTTTTATTTCTTGCAATATCTGCAAATATTGTTCTGTTAATTGTTGTCTTTTTTGCATAGTTTGCAATTTTATTGTTTTAACTTATTGATTTTCAATATAGGTACATATATAAACAAGTTATCGGCAACCTAAGAAAACCACTGCTCCGCCATTGCCTTTGCTATACCTGGATAAGTTTTGCTCCTTAATTTAGCCCTATCTTTAGTTTTTGGTAGGTAATGTAATCTTTGTTCCCTGCCTTCAACTATATCGGTAGGCTTTAATTTCGGTAAGTTCTGCAACCACAAACAAGTCGCTTTCGTTTCTCCGTGTCCAAACATCCAAGGTTGTAATACCTGGTCTGGTTTTCTAAATTCGCTACTCATTACACCTATCGGGTTCTCAATAGCAATTTTAGGTATTCCACAATTATACAAGTTCATAAAAAACTCAATTGCTTCAATCCTGGCTTTTCTTCTTTCTTCACCTACCAAAGTTCCGCTTTTTCTTGGCGGTTGGTCTTTATACCATTTGTTTGCACTTATAGTTAAGTATGTGCAAGGCGGGAAGAATATTGCAGCATCCCATCTTCTTAGTTTTATAGCTTCAAAAATATCCATTTGTAAATGCCATTCGGGGTGTCCTCCACTACATTCTTGTAAGTCGCAACTATAAGCCTCATGCCCTAATTTCCGTAATTCAATACAAACCGCCTGGCTTTCCTCGCATCCGACAAGAATAGAAAGGCAGCCGATAACACGTGGTATAGTTAATTGGGGGTTTTCTGCGTTATTCATCATTTCTACTATTTATTAAGTTTCTACTCGATGGACAGGTTCGTGGTTTCTAATCCCCAACTAACCATACCACCAACGTTAGGGTGCATTAATCCTCGTCTTCGTAAGGAAATACCCCAATATCAGGCAGCCACTTATCAGCCCATTTTTCAACGTCCTCTATGCTGTCAAATATCTTCTTATCAACAGGCTTCATCCACCTCATTGCCTCGCATCTAATCCACCCATCATCATCCTTCCAAATGTTTAGTGCACCGCTATCACCTGCGGCTGTGGCTGCAATCCCTTTATCCAAAATTGACTTTACTTCTTTTCCAGTTCTAATGAAATCAGCATCTATTTCCGTGGCTGATATTCCTTCTAAGTTTTTTAACATCGTTTCAAAATTTAACGCACCCTAACAATGTTTGACCCTTTTTTGTTGAAAATAGCAAGCTCCATGCTTGAATAAATATCAACTGGTAATGATTGTCTTGGAGTGCAGTAATGAGTATTGCTTCCTTGAATTGAAAGAAAATATTTACCTGCTTTTACTGCATTTAGCATTCTGTAATCTTCCGTACTAAATGCTTTTTCTTGTTTTTGAAGTTCTTTAATAAGTTCCATATTATTAATTTTTAGTGATTTATGAATAAAAACGGGCGGTAACACCGCATAAAACCAATAAAGGTTGTATCGGTAATTTCAGCATCGTAGCCCGTTTAAACTGTGTTGTATCTTGATAGTTCATCTCTCGCATTCCTTTACTGGTCTTATGCAAAACGTTATGTGCCACTTTAAGAAGCAGCACAGCATTGTTCAATATTTTCATAAACAATAAGGATATTTTGTTTTGAATCTTTGTCGTTTGATACACAATATTTAGCTTCATTTTCGTAATATCCATTTATAAATATTACTTTGCCAACTTGCAATTCAGGGCTTCTCGAAAAACATTCCTTAACTACTAATTGAGTACCTATTTCGTATTTAGGTTTAATGTCGTGTGCTTTTACCCATCGCTTTACGTTTTCACGTCTTTTATCGTCAAAATCGCTATCCAACATATCTAACCATTCAATAAATGAAGTATCAATATCGTAACTGGCTTTTGAGTTATATCCTTCCAAATCTTTAGCCATTTCATAACCAGAATCACTTTTTGAAAGGTTTTGTAAATCTTCAATAATATCATCAATATCATCATCAGACCAACCATTATCAATTACTTCTTTTGCAAGGTTTTGCCATATTTCAGCTTCTTGTTTTTCACTTAATTTACTGGGTCTTTCTTTTACAAAAACCTCTGAATCTTTAAATAATAATGTTTCCATATTTTTAGTTTTAAAAGTTTGACAATCAATAAAAAGCGGCACATAAAAACACGTTATGTGCAAAGTTACTTTCCGCATAATAATCCACAGCTTGTAACTTGTAGCATATCAATAAAATCTTTGTCATCATCTGAATTTAATAATTGAAAATTTAGTTTCATTTGCCTTGTGCTTTCAATGAATTTCACAACTGCATTTACTCTTCTTTGGAATATCTTTTCGGCATTTTCGGCTAAGTCCTTTAATGGGCTTCCTTTGCCATTAAAAAAGTATTCGCTTACATTATGTTCCCATCCTTCATACTTCCAAAATAAGTCTGGGTGGTGTTCCAGTAATCCAATCCATTCATATCTCCTTTGGTTAAAACACATTGAGCAGTTTGTTCTTGTTCTCCAAGCAAATAAGGCATCAATATCCAACTCTTTAAAAGTTGCTCTTATATATTGTTCATCAACTCTTTTTACAACTTCATCCCAAAGCCTTTGCCAAAAGAATGTAGGCGGTTTTAATCCTGCATTGTGGTTCATTTTGTAAACCATTGCCAAGTTTATTCCTGCTTCTTTCAATGGATAAACAGGAGTAATATTTTTGTATCTTAAATTATTGTAACCACCTCTGTTTTCATCTGCTCTTATCCCATAATAAACTAAAGCAGGTTCTTTGCCTATAAATTTTTCCATTGGTTCAATCTTACTCATTCGAGTGCAGTATCTTCTATCTCTACTCGGTAAAAACCAATTCATTTCATATTCAATAATATCTCCCAAACTTTTACCAACTTGAATAATCGGTTTACCTAAATACTTTTCTACCTTTTCAATCCATACAAATACTTCGGGCAACTCTTCGCCAGTCGGATTAAACATAAATTCATAGTCAATATTTGGTTCTTTAGCAATCGTTGTTAATGCAGTTGCTAAACTATCTTTTCCGCTTATCGGTATAATGTGTCTCATATTTTGTTATTTATGAACACAGAGTTTCCCAACGCACAAAAAATGAAAAAGAAAACAGACACATAACAGCACCTAACCAAAAGCAGGGTTTTACTGCTCCTAAGAAAGTTTTGTGCTATATTTAAGTTCTGTACTTCGTTCATAATTTTGTGGTTTAATTCCCTGCCTTCGGTTAGCTGCATCACGTTAGCGGTAATAACAACTCGCTATAAGGTGTCGTGGTCAGTAAAAGCCTTTAGGTAGCTTCCGCTTTCAAACCATTCGTTTATATCTCGCTCCTGTATTGTATATGTTCCGTCGTGGTTGTTTATAGCGCCAGTTGCTCGTTTAAACACTTTCGCGGCTAATTTGCCTTTGTTTTTTAAGTAGTGCTGTAAGGCTTTTACCCGCCTGGCATGGTATTCAATTTGAGGGTCAAAGCTCTCATCTTGGTCAAGTCCTTTACGTCTTAATTTTTTTAATAATCTTGTTTTCATCCCGCGTTATTTTAAATGTTTGTAACTCGTTTAAACTTCTGTGCGTGTTCCGGGGCAGTCAACACTTGCACCCGGCCGTTAATTGCCGTGAAAATGTTGTTTAAGAAAAGAGGCAAAGCAGCACGGCAACTAAAACACAGCAATGTGTAAATTCCATGCTTGCTTTTGCTCTCGTTTCTAAGGCAGTGCTATGCTTCTTTTTTCTCCAACGCTACGGCTGTAAAAAATAAAGCACATCTCGAACTCCCTTGAACTGTCATGGGTTCAAATCCATATTTATTTCCAAGTTCTTTCCAATAATCATTTATTTTTTCCTGCAAAGAACGACCTATAGGAGTTCCTCCGCTCAAGTACATTACTGGGTCTCCACCTTCTTTGTTAATAGAAATAATTTTGTCCATTTCTTCTTGTGTCATTTCAAATTCTTTTCTCATATCTATTTAGTTTATGCCCACGCTCAAAAAAGAAGCGGGAGCGGTTAATACTCGTATCAAAGTTTGTGCGTATTCGTAAAACGGTCAAAACATAGCTTTACCGTTAGGCACAATAAAATAAAATTGCCTACGCACTCTCATCTTCGTCCCATTTATCATCTGGTAAGTCCATTTCACATTTCAAATCGGAAAGTTCATTTTCCATTATTGAAATTTTACTGTAAACTTCATTAGCCCATTCATCTAATTCAAGTTCAGCGTTCATTACTTTTTCAATCTTTTTGTCAAGTTTTTTGTATTTGAAATAATCATCTTATTTTGTTTTAATGTTTCAATACTTCAAATATACGGGTTTATTTCCGAACTACCAAATAAAAATGCAATTATTTTCAACTTTTTTTCAAAAACTAAACTGGTCCGGGTTCATTTCTGTTTCTTAAAAAGGACAGGTCTCATCAAAGTTTTCATTTGCGTAAAATTCTGGCCTTACATCCTGAACCAACCAATTACTATTATCCCATGTCTCAATTGCGCTTCTTTTTTCAAACCTTCCATTCACGTAGTTGTAAACTAATTCACTAACTCCCTGCTGTCCCAAATGCTTAAATTTAATTTTCTGCCAATGTATTTCTATTTGATTTGTCATTGAATTTTCTTCATCAAAAACCCTATGAACAGTAAATCCGTAATCCGTTTTGTTATAAAAATGTGCGCTGCCTGAAATATTATACAACGTTGGTATCTCTGTTCTTTCTAATTTTACAGGGTGTGCAACTAAGAATATTAATAAATCGTTCAGTTTAGCAAATGAAGTCAACCTGTCCAGAAATTTACTCACATACTGGGTTTCTGTTTGATATTTTGATTGCTGGTGGTCAAGTTTATTGTATGGGTCAATTACAAGTATTTTAATACCTTTGCTTTTTATATAGCTCTTAGCATTTGCCAAAATCTTATCAATGCTAAGATCCTCCTCCGGCATTATATAGAAAAAATTATCCTGAATATATTCATAAGCCAAATCAAAATCAATCATTTCACTTTTCTTTGAACTAAATTCTTTTCCTACAAACTTTTCATACATCTTTGAATAATGATATTTAAACGGATAATTTTCAGGTGTAAAATAAGCGGCCTTCCAGCCATGCAAAATATTTAATTTAGCAACCAGGTAATCCACAAATTCACTCTTTCCTGATCCCGGACGTCCTGTCACAACTGCTAATCTTTTCGTTTCCCAAGTGCAATATTTATCAATCTCATCAATAAAAGTCCCCTTCCCAGGTACCAGTCCATTTTGAAATAAATCTTCCAAATCCTGCCTCAATGAACTTACATGTATATTACCGTCAATCGGCACATCCCTTGCATTTTTAACAACTTCCTGTAATTCCAGACCTCCATACTTTAAATGGTATTCATTGGCATCTTTACACTCTTTAAAATCAACAGTCCGGCAATTTTCAGCACCAAATCTTCTTATTAATTCGTCTCTCAACTCTATTCCATCCGTATCGTTATCAACAGCAATGATTATTTTTTTATCTTCAAATAAATGAATGCTATCATCTATAAAATCAGCATTTTTCGCTCCGTTTGGAACGCTTATACAATTCGGCACCCCACATTGAATGAAGGAAAGGCAATCAAACTCGCCCTCAACAATTACTATTTCTTCATAGTCTAATATAGCATTGTAGTTATACCAAATCAACTGACTGCCTGAATTTAATTTAAACGACTTTTTAGGGCCACGGAATTTAATGTTTATCAGCTTTTCGTTAATGAAATAAGGAAAACATATTACTTCAACATTGCGTTCAATCTGCGGCATCCATTCCGTATCTGAATAGATTTTCATCTTATTAAGAATATCCTGTTTTATCATCCTGCTCTCGAAAAACTTAACAGCCTTATTAGTCAATTCTGTTTTATTTTTCCATTCAGGAATTACATACTCTTTTTTGTCGAACGGTTTATATTCAAAAAAAGTAGTATTACAATGAAAGCAGTATGCTCGGTTTGTGTCTGGGTAATACTGTAAATCTTTTTGTTTTGATTTTTTCCGTGAATCCGAACATTCAGGACATGTGTATCTTTTCTTTCCTGAAAAATCCAGTTCATATATAGATTTTGTGTTTGAACTTTGGTATTTCATATTGCTAATTTCTTTTTATTTTTTTCCTGATATTGATAAAACAAACTTAAAAAACTTAATGGATTTCTATTTATATTACCAACCATACCAAGTTCAATCTCCTCAAAAAACTTATCAATATATTTTTGTTCGTATTTTCTTTTATCAATAAGTATCTGAACCCTATTAACCAATTCTTTTAGGTTTTCAGGTTTTAAATTAAATTCATTAAAATCATAAATTGATTTAATCTTTTTCGCTAAATAAACTTGCTGGGTCATAATCGTTAATTTTAGATTTATTCATTTTCTTTTCAAACAATTCAATATATTTTATATCATCTTTATTCTTTTGCCTGAGCTTTATCAATGTCTCAAAATTACCGTTATCTTTCCACCAGTTTCCATCTGACCGAAATTCTTTTACAATCTCTAAAATCCTATCTTCGGAATAGTTGTCTAACCGGATTAATTTATCGTAGGCGTCTAACCATTTTTGTTCTTTATAAAACTTTGAATCGAAAAAAGAAACCACCTGCTCAAAATTTTTGAATTTTGATTTGTCTATTTTTTCTTCATCTTGATCTTCTACTTCATCTTTACTTTCATCTTCCTCTTTCCGAATCTTTTGCATACCGTTTAGAATCGTTTGGTAACCATTCCTTACCGTTTCCGAACCGTTATCTAACAAGTTGGTTTTCAATCCATCTGGTAGCAAGTCAAATTCTTTTTCAACTGCTATCTTCATATTCTTATTTAGTTTTTGGTTTTTCAAAAAATTAGGTAAAATTATGAAACTATCTATATAAAAAACCTTCCTTACCTTTTCGAACCGTTCCAAACCCTTTCTAACCGTATTTTGATTTATGCCTGTATCAAATGATATTTTCCTCAAAGATATTTCATAAACCCCCAGCAGATTAGTTAATGAATTTGTTATCAAATAAAGAAAAAGCAATTTTTCAGTTAGACTTAACTTAACTATAAACGGGTCATCCCAAAATTTCGTATTAATACTCCTTAGTTTGCTCATATTACATTACATTTGTAAAAATTTGATAAATGAAAAATTACTTCAATCTAAAAAATGAAGTATTGTATATTCTTTTTTGCTCTGCTCTGTCGTTTTTAACCCAGTTATAAACTGACTTTTTACTTTTTAAATTATTCATCAGCATAAATTTTTCTATTGAATAATACGTCTCGTTATTTATTATCACTACATCCATTTTGTATTTCAAAGTTTTAATAAAAGCCGGAGCCGTAGCCCCGACCTAATCAATCAATTTTCAACATGACTTTACCGCTGATACAAATATAATAAAAGTTTTTGAATCTGCAAACTATCTGGTTTCATTGAACTTTGTTTTTTCTTCAAGTGCTTTCATTATATCAATATCGTAGTGTTTAGCCATTGCCAGACAAACAAGAATTATATCGGCCAATTCTTCTTTGTCAACGCATTTAAAAAGCATGTACTCGTTTTTCAATTCATCAACTTCTTCTTCTATTTTGTCGATAAATTTAAATGTTGAAGTGTCCGGTGTTATCAGACCACGTTTAACAGTAGCCTGATAGTTTCTTTCTATTATTTCGTTTATATCCATGTCAGTTGTCCATTTTGTTCAATTGCTGAATGGTGATTCCTTTTATTAATTTCAAAGTAACTCGGTTTAAGCTCGATGCTTATTGATTTACGGCTCATCTTAATCGCTTGGTAACCCTCTGAACCTATGCCCCCAAACGGACTTAAAATAGTCTCTCCTTCTTTTGAATAAAGAGTTAATATTCTTTTAATTACAGGCAGTTGAAGCGGGCATATATGCTTTTCATCGTTTTCATCTCTGGCAGTTGTGTATTTTAAAACGTCCGTTTGTTGGATGTCCATCCATATAGGACTTGCATACCGCTGCCAAACGTGATGAGAATATTGTTCCAGCCTTGAATATTTACTTTCCGGATCGTAACCCCAATATTCATTAAACCCCTTTTCAGATGTTGGAAATTTATCAAATTCGTGCATTGGTACGTATGAATCCAGCAAATCATGTTCAATAGGCACTTCGTTTTCTTCTTTCGTTTTGAAGCATTGAACAACGTCCGGTATCCCGGCACGAATAATTAAACTATCTTTCATTAGCTGTTTGTGCGCCAGACCTATTGTTTTTGTTCGTACAGCAGCCAATAAAGGATCTTTCCATATCGTAAACTCAGAATGTAAAAACATATCCTCAGCCTCAAATAAGTCACCAATTAAAGCATTAAACCGCTTAATCCCGATATATCCATCCATGCTTTTAAGTGTTGGTAAATTCATTGAATGAACCGCTATAATCCTTCCCGGCCTAATTACCCGCTTTAATTCTTTCACCAAAAACGTGAATTGTTTTACAAACTCATCGTAATCGGCTACGTTACCCATGTCCTCAATAAAGTTTGAATATGTGTAAAGATCAGCAAATGGAGGACTAAACATTATCAAATCCACTAAATTATCATCAACCTCTTTAATTCTTTGAACACAATCACCTTGCATCAACCAGTAATCATCTGTTTTGATGTCGTTCGATTTGTTACCGGTTTCTGTTATTTTCCCATGTAAATTTTTATTAACTGCTGATGTCATCTCTTGTTGCATAATTTTAAATTTATGTTCTTTATCCTGAATGGTTTTTAATACATTAATCATTCGGTCTGTTGTTATTAGCCAGATGTTTACTTTATTTTCCTGCCCGAATCGCCATGAACGCCTCATGCCTTGGTATGTTGATTCAAAGCTGAAATCCACCGAATTAAATATTTGGTTGTGGCAATTTTGGAAGTTCATACCGAAACTTGCAATCTTTAATTTGCTTATTAATATTTGGTATTCGAAATGGGCAAAATCTATTAAGTCCCTGCTTTTTTTGTCTGGACTATCAGAGCCTTGTACATTTTTGCAATCGTAACCTAATCCAGCAAGTTGTTTATAAATCACATTGGCCTCATCGTTTTGTTTTGTCCATATTATAATTTGTTCATTACCTAGTGTTTTAACTATCTCGATGGTTTTATTAATCCTTTCTTTCTGGGTTTCCCGCAAAGATTTGTTGAAATCAGTTGCAGAAACAGCAGTACCGCCAAATAAAAACCCGTCAGGTATAGGTGTGCTTACCTGTTTTTCTTTTATTGTCAATTCGGGTAAATCATATCCTTTATCATCAAACCCCAAATTTGAAGGCTTATTGAACATTACAGACCACGTGGCGACAAACTCATAGAATTTACCAACAGCATGGCCTTTCAATCTCCATTTCTGGGTCTGTTGAGCATCGTGAACGAAATACATAGCAAGCATTTCGTTGTAGCTCATTACGTCTAAAAATTCAGCATGGTTACCCAACTCCATAGGATCGTTTGGTGATGGAGTTGCCGTACAAGCTAATCTATAATGAATATTTTTACACCCATTAATCAATCTATTACGGTACTTACCAATTTCATTCTTTAAAATACTGGATTCATCTAAAACTAATCCACTAAATTTTGATAAATCAACATTATCGAATTGTTCATAGTTTGTTATTTGGATTGATGAATCCGAGTCTTTAAAATACCTTTCAATCTCAATCCCAAACTTAACTCCTTCTTCGATTGTTTGTTCAGAAACAGCTAAAGGCGCAAATATTAATACAGGTTTTCCGGTCTTAACAGAAACGTGCTTAGCCCATTCCAGTTGCATTATAGTTTTACCCATCCCCGTATCAGCGAATATGGCAAACTTGCCGGTTAACAATGCACGTTTAACAACGAATTTCTGAAATTTAAAAAGGTTTTTGTTTAAATCTTTTTCATCAACTTCGAATCCGGACTTTGTGATTTTTTTTTGTTTTGATTCTAAAAATTTTAAATAATCATCCATTTTGTTTTGTTTTAAGTTTTTCACAAATAAAACACACATTTTGAATTTCATCTGGATTTCGTTTCAAATATTCATCCGTAAATTTTTCTAAATCAAACCCCAGTCTATCTTGTGCCGTATTTGCGCTTATGAAAAATTGTTGTAAGTCTTCACGTCTGTTCATAACTTTTTATCCTTTTTTTTAAATCGTTTAATAATACTTCCTTTTCAAATGTATGATATTTAACCTGACTTCTCGCCATTACCCGCAATGTGTTCATAAACTCAACACCTCTTTTCTGGGTTATCCAGTCCGTAAACTCCGTTGGTGTTAAATGTGCGGAAAATCGCCTGTTAAAAGTATGGTGCGAAACACAAAGACAAACCCCGTTAGCCGTATTCCATCGAACTGAATAATTTGCCCGGCTAAAAATATGATGACTGTTTAAGGTTGTTGTTTTATGGCAATATTCACATTTGTTCCCGGCTTGCAATTTTACAAGTTTACTCCATGCCTCATCCAACTTCTTATTTAATTTCTTTTCTGGAGTGCTTTTCTTTCGTTTTACGGGACTTTTACTTGTGCCACCTGCCAAATCAAATACCTTAGAATTGAAATTTGAGCGTTCTAACATTGACTTGTTATAACACTTCATACAGAGTTTGGGTTTTATGGTTGAATTGCGGAGCTGGTTTTTAATCTCAGCCCCGCAGTTTTTGCATTTAGTCATTTTTGCGCTCATTTTTCATTTCTTCCAGCATCTTGTAAATTTCCAGAATAGTATGCCTTTCGTCTTTTTCAAAGTTTACATATTCGCCACCAAATTTCAAGAAGTGCCAAAATCTTTTTAGTGCAAAAAAATTATGAGTTATTAGCAATAATCCAAAAATGAAAGGCGCTGCAATTAATCGAATTAAAAAGTTCCTTTTGTTAAATTCTGCTTTTTTCATTTTTCGCTTTTTTGTAGATATATCCAACAAGTTCAGCCAACTCAATTAACGTTTCGTCTTTGTTCTTAATTTTAAACTCAAAGTCGTTCAGGCATCCTTCAATGTACCGTTCAACGTCATCGGTTGTTTGTATATCCTGTAATTTTAACATGCTAATTGTCTTTTTTTACGTTCTTCTTTTATTTTGTTCAGATAACGTTTGTCGTTGCGTTCAGGATACCAATCATTTTTATCGTAATTCCCTGTTATAAACGCTTCGTCAATGTCAGTCACCTTGCTTAAAGTTACGCAATGTTTTGCAAATAAGCAATTCCTTAAAAAGTCGATGTTGTCTGAATTGTAAAGCATCCGGTAATCTTTGTTACCGTCTTTTACCAGGACTCCAAACTTAAAAAAATACCTGTTAACTGGTTTTATTACGTACTTTTCGCCCTTAATTTCCCACACCTCAATCGCTTTCAGGTTATTTCTTTCAAAGGCATTCGGTTCAACTTGTTGGGGCATTATTTTCATGCAACGTTTTTTGAATATTTTTTTCATAACTGATTTAATTTTGATTCTGCTAATTCTTTATTTTTATAAGTCCACGCCCAAACGCCAAACGCCTTTGAACTCGGATAACTTTCACAATCAAAACGAGTGTTGATTTTTCGCTTAAAAACTTCGTAGTGGGTAATTACCCCACCTGAACTGACTTCGTACAAAAAACCCTTACTTGTCTTGCAAATTTGGGTAAATTTATATCCTTTT